CAGAAGTATCGTCTACTTCCCACATTAATTCAATATAGTCTCCAGCGTTTAGTTGGATGACGTAATTCCATGCAGCCAAAATTTCAGAGTCATTACCCTGTATGCGTATCTGTCCTGCGCTGTCAGGAACATTGACGCCGTTCTTGCGTAGCCATATCCACACCAACCCAACGCCGCCGGACGTTTTATCTACCTGCGCCGAAAACTGCACATTGTACACGTTAGGGCGGTCTACGTAAATGCGTGATGTGGGCGTGCCGCGAGTGACACCTACCGACAAATCAACAGTGTTGAACGTCATGGCGTAGGCTGTGTTGATAGCCGCCGCTGTCTGTGATGTCGTGTCGTAAAACGAACCATAGCGAGGCGATCGAAACTCTTTTGGTGGTGGCATCTGTTGCAATGCCGTAATCTGTTCCTGCAACGATGCGACCTGTTCTTGCGATGCCGATGCTGGCGCTCGATCAAGATACTCCAATAAAGACTTCATTACCTCAATAGAGGATAGTGCTTCGTTTGCGGATGCCACTGCGTCTCCAGCCAAGATAGTAGCTTCCGTAACGCTAAAGGGAGCCACCTCATTGCTGACAACTTGAAACAGCAATTCAAACTGCTTAATCTGTTCATGATCTTGCAAGAACGATGCCAGTTGGTCGCGGGTAAGATTGAGCCTCTGAACCATATTAGTAGGCTAACGGCTCGATTGCCGCCTCTAGTCTAGCAAACGACATATGCGCGTCTGACGTTCCTTGGAATCGCTGTATGCGCCAGTTACGCATCCAACCCTGCTGGAACCACACCAAACGCTTTGCACGCTGTCCTGTAGTGCCAGCCTTAATGAACTTCTGCTGGCTCCACGTTTCGCCATCAGTTGAATAGCTAGTGTTGATTGTTGGGTCGATGCCATATGCAACGGAACCAGTTAGACCAACCAACTCAAGGTTCTGAATGATTGCGCCACGGCCTTCGTTGTAAACAATCGTTGTGCCAAACTCCCAGCGCACTTTTTGTCCGTAATGGGTTGAGATATCGCTGACCATGTAGCCTACAGCTACATCTGTTGGGTCGCCCACCAGCCACTTGTCATAGCAATACACAAGGTTCTGTGCGCGATACTTCGACAAACCAACCAAGCTGCTTGTCAGGGTGAACCAAACTGGCTGGCCTAAGTCCTGCGTTGCTGATGCGTCAAATACAAGCGTGCGATCGGGCAAGTGAATATACAGATGCTCGTGCGCCTTATCGTTACGCGCTTCCAGCTTAACCGTAGACAGTTGTGCTTCAGTGAACTCAAGCAGGATTTGGTCTATCTCTTGCGTGCTGATTTTATTCGCTTTGGCATTGCCGCCAAGATAAACACCTGGGGCTTCATTGAACCCGCTACCAAGGAAAGCGATGCTCTCCAGATATACGCAGCAAGCATGAGTGCCGACAACGCCCTTTTCAACCTGAGCGCCCTCAATGCGCTGGAACGGAAATAGGTCACCGCCTACGTTGTCAAAGACTTCGATGGTGTTCCGGTTCAGCGCGTATATCTCATTGCGGAGCTTGAGCAGTGCGACAACGGGATCAGGATCAATTTCAGACGAACCGTATTTCAGGGGATTAACCTGTGTCGGATCGCTTAGCTCCGTAACGACAAGAAACTCGCCGTCAGTGGTCATGAAGTAGCCATCTACCCAAACCACATCCAGAACAACGCCAAGGTCAGGATCGGTGACTTGAACAAGGCCAAGGCTGGGAGACCAGTAAAACAAGTCTTCGTTAGAGGCGATAGCCAAGCGATCGAAGCTGTAGTCCATCGTCACTAGTTTACCGTTGTTTCCAACGTCACCCAGAATCGTTACCGCGCCTGTGCTGGACACTGTGACGAGCTTAGAACCCATCACGCGATAGCAGACGCCATTCCAGTTAATGCCGCCACGATCGATGCCAGGGCCAGTGCCGTTAGCCACCAAGCCATCAGCAGGACGCAAGAAGCCTTCGCTTATACCATTACTCTTTGGCACTGGAATCATATTGACAGGATAGGACGTACGAAAGTCCGGCCCATTGTCCGTGTAGATTCCATTGACTATCGGAATTTGAACCATGTTTTATCCGACAAAGTTAGAGGAGGATGTAGCCGCCATCCTCAAGTAATAGAAAGTCGCCGTTCTCTTGCAACAAAGCGCCTAGCACTGGGCCACCGCCTGTGTTGAAATAGCGGAGGCGCGTGCGAAGGCGCGTCAGCAGGAACATTAGAAGCCCTCGCCAGGAATGATGTGAAGCGAACCACCGCCAGCAGGAGCGATGTAAGCAATCGTATCATAGTCACGGAACTTGGAGATGGTAACTTGACCATTTGGCGGCACAAGGTAATCAGCAGTCGTTGCCGTAACGCCAGCAGGCCCAACGCGCACAAAGCACTCAACCGAATTGCGGCTTGTGATGCAAAGCGTTTCTGTAGCTACAGGCAAAGTCGTGCTCGCCGTTGTGTTACCAGGTGTTACTGCAAAGCCACGACCAAAGGCGGGTGCAAATGTTTCAATATCAGCCATAATAAACTCCTTTAGTTTCCTTAGCGTAAATTGCGCTATCTGTCACCACTTAGTCGCTTCCAATAATTTCTTGGCAAACGATTGGCCGCTTGCTGCGAAATACTGGCCCAACGAACATTCCCGCGTTCATAATGTCCAAGCGGATCAATTCTATCAACGGAATGATTTTCTGGCCTTGGGCCAATTTCATCAAAAAACTCGTCAAATGTTTTAAACCTAAATTCAACATTTTCATAGGCTGGGTGATGTGATTTACCTTGCCTACACCTACGTCTTGCTCTGGTATAACTTTTATATGCCGGATATCGTTCTGGGTCGTACTTGATACTAGTTCCGGCCAGAGGATGCGGTTTGACAGAAAATCGTTCTTGATTTCGGCAAGGTTTGCAGAAAAGCTGTCTACCTTCTCTTTCCGCCTTACGCACAACATCACCACGCGCCTCTCTTTCAACTTTGCATCGCGGACAAATAATGCGAACTTTCAGATTGTAATTTGGCATCAGGCACTCCTTGAAGTGCCATCATTGTAATACCAATTGGAACCATCGTCCACTTAATTTTGTCAGCCCAAAATGCCGCTGACATCTTGCCTTTAGCTATGTTCTTTGCGTGCCTAGCCTTAAAAGATGCACGCTTCTTCTTCATCGCTTCAGACTCGCCCTTCTTTGGCGATCCAGCAGTCTTAGCGCCTTGCTGTCCAAATCGAATGGTCTTTATCTTGTCACCTACCTTAGCAACAACAATGTGAGACTTCTTCGGATGGTCAGGCGTGCGCTTAGGTTTATTATAGCCAGAAACGCCAGCGCGAGAGAGGCGCGAGTCCTTTTTCACTTTTTCTTTTTGGCCTTAGCCATCTTCATGGTCTTACCAGTTTTGGCAACAGCCTTCTTAGCCATTGCCATGCCCTTTGAGCCGTAGCTCATCTTTCCGCTACCCATTTTCATATCACTTCTCCATTAATTAGGTTTACTTTTATCCAACTTTCCAAACAGTGCCATTGCTGTAGACTGGAACGAAGTTAGAACCACCGCCTGCAACAGTTGCACCGAATGTCGCAGTGCTGCCGTCAGTGATGAAAGCGCGTGCGCCAGTGTTGCCAACAGCATTAGGAAGCTGGGCAAAAGTCGATGGCGTTGTTTGCACTGTATTGGCAACAACAGCATCAAAGTTGGCTTCCATATAGGTAATCATCGTTGTCACAGAGCAACGACGCGCATCACCTTGGCTTGTTACATAAAGCGGGAACTGATCTCCACCTGATACCTGAGTAACGGTAGGAAGCTGATTAATTGTAGGCATGACTTAACTCCATTCAATGGGGCCGTCAGGCCCAGCGTCAACAGGATCGACAGGTAGCATGACGAAAGGATTATCCCAGCGCCAAGGTTTGTTGCCCTGACCGATCGGCATTGTTTCGGGTAGCTGCTGTTCAAGCGGGAATGCGGCTCTTTGCAGTAGCGTGTTGTATGCAGCCTTAGCGGTTGTCTTGGTGTCAGCAGCCACAGCCTTACCATATCCAGGCGCAATACGAATGGCTAGATTGGTAATGATTGCTTCCCATGCGCTGTCAGGCACAAAGGTAGGCTCGTCTAAGTCGCTATCCTGTGGGCTGCTTGGCATTGAATAACCCAAGCGCAGTCCTTTGGCGTTCCACTCAGCCATCATAGCGTCGAGGCGGTTAAGCGCACTCTGTAGCTGCTCTGGCTGTAGATCAAACACATATTCCGCCATGCCTATTTCTTCAAAGGCGGCGGACACGAACTGGCGCTTGCTGTAACCCATTTATTCCTCCAACGCCTTCGCAATGCGTTCAGCTAGCTTCTTATCAGAAGTTCGCCCATCATACGATACATTTAGTTCTTTAGCCTTGGCCTCAAGCTCCTCACGGGTTGGGCCAGAGACTTCATCAATCTCATCTTCAACGGGTTCCGCAGGTGCAGCAACCTTTTTGGCTGCTTTGCTGTCCTTAGCTTCTTCGTAAGACGCAAACCAACCCTTCGCAATTAATGCGTCAAATGCCTCTTTGTCCGCAGCGGGGCGAGTAGCATATGTGCCGCCACGAGGCTTCTTGAATGGGCCTGGTGTGCGATAGAGAATGGTTGGAAAGTCGGTCATTTCTTTTTTGCCTTCTTTGGCTTTGCGGTCTTTGCGGATTCTTTGAAAGCGGCAGCAGTTGGTGCGCCTTTGCTTCCTACCTTACGCATACGCTCAGGTGTCTTGCCAGCAGCCTTCTGCCTCTCAATGCGCTTACGTTTAGCGGCAATATTTGCATAGAGACCAGGCTTCATCATTTCTTTTTCCCTTTAGGAGCCTTGCTTGGCTTACCAGCCTTCATAGCAGCTTTCTTCGCTACGTTCAAAGCAATCGCAATGGCTTGCTTTCTAGGGCGTCCAGCCTTTTCTTCCATCTTGATGTTTTTGCCGATGCTTGAACGGCTGTAACCTTTTTTAAGTGGCATCTGACTATCTCCTACAGGAAAGGAAAGGGGAGAGCCGAAGCCCTCCCCAGTCTTATTAAGTTTGGTTGAACAACAGAATCCCAGCCATTTCTGGGTTCGTCATTACTACACCATACAGTGTGTCCAGCGTGTAAAGCGTCTGGAAGGTCAGTGGGTCGAACTTCTTGGTCATGACCAATTCGATACCCTGATCCGTCGATGCACGAAGCACGTCAACGCCAGCGCCATCTGGAACAGCATAACGACCAGGCAACAGCTCAATCGAATCCTTACGCCAGAATGGGTTGATGTTCGACGCAGCAACGTTCAAGAAGTTGAGCGAGGCAGTCGACGAAGCGGCAACCAGTTCAACGTTCTTGTATTGCAGTTCAGCATCAGTTGCTGGAGCAGTCGCAGCGATGATTGGAGGGCTGATGACCAACGTTGTGCCGCCAGCAGGGACGTCAATAACGCGGAAGGTCTTCAGTTCGCCAGTCGAACGCTTCGTGATGTGGTGAACAGCTTCGATACCGTCGATCGTGAACGCATCACCAGCAACAACGCCAGCAGACGATGATACAGTGACAGTTTGATAACGGTTATCAACGTTCAGGATGCCGCCAGTCGAAGTGGTTGTCGCCTGTGGAACATACTGAGCTTGAGCGCCAGTGGTGTTGATGGTGACAGTTGCTGAGTTTGCAGCGCAACGGTTAGCATAGTCGAGCTTGTAGGTCTGGAAGCTTGCGACTTCACCGACGAACGAACGCTCATATGCGTTAGCCGACTTGTTGCCAGTGAACGAACGAGTCGCTACTGCCAAGTTGCCTGCCATGCCGTTATAATCGCGGCTCGACAATGCGAGGTAACGATCGCCAGCCATAACGCCCTGTTCGTTCATGATGCTGTCGCAAAGTGCGATGTCATCATAGTCGCCAGCAGGGGTTGCAACGTCAACAACGAGCGTGCCTTGAGCAGCAGCCAAATCCATAACGGAAAGGTTGATGTCAGAAGCAAGCTTTTGCTTTGCGGAATCACCAAGACGGCCTTCTTGCAACGCATCACGCAGTTCCAATGCGTTCATCTGCCAAGCAGAGCACTTGTTGAAACCAAGAGTCGATGGAACAGAAAGCTGAGTCATCGTCGAAACGTCACTAGCAATCGAAGTGCCTACAACGCGGTCAAATGACTGAGCGATGTAAGGTTGTGGACGCCAGATGGTGTCGCGTGCGCGTTCCATCGTTACGCCGTTGGTGTTGTATACGTTGATGTTCTTTGACAGAATCAAAGCATCGTTGAAGCCTTCGAGGATGTCCTCAAAAGCAACAATTTCTTCTTTTGAAAAGGCGTTAGCCATTTTTAATTCCTTTAACTAAGTTTATTTCTTACGACGCTTGTATTCCATGACCTTTGATAAGTCTCCGGTCTTCAGAGCTTCGGCGCGTAAGCGTTCAAGTGTTGAGTCGATAGCACCAGATAAACGGCCACCACCGGAATTGATGGTGCGCTCTGGTGCGGTTGCTGCCTTACGGTTTGTTACTTTCAACTGAGTCTCCAGTTTAGCTACCGCAAAGGCAAACTTTACGGGGTCATTAATTGAGGCAAGTTCTTTTGCACGCTTTGCGTTTTTGCCGATCGCATAAATTAGCAATGCGGGATTGTCAGAGCCTTGCAGAACGATTCCTTGCTGCGTTACGTCAAACGTATCTAAAGCCGTAGCTTCAGCTTCGTCATAGTCCCGCACCTTTAACGAGGCTTTCGCCTTCGCATAGGAATCAAGCTTATCCTGCCACGCTTTAGCTTCAGCATCTCGCTGGGCTGCAACACTGGCTTCGGCTGCATCGTATTCGCGTTTCTGCTCATACCATTCAGCAAGCTTTTGTTCGTACTCGTCGGAATCGTAGTCGCAACTTTCAAGCGTCGGCTTTGCTGACAAGGCAACTGGTTTGGTCTCAGTTGCTGTTGTGTTTAGCTTTGCTTCCAGTTCGCGTATCTTCCGTTCTTTTTCCCGATTGGATTTACGCAATTCACGCACCCACGCTGGCGCACGAACTTCTTCCTCTTGAGGTGGCGATTCCTCACCTATGGATATTACAACTTCGTCCTCGTCGCTTTCTTCGTCATCCTCTTGAACATCTTCGATGGCAAAGTTCTCATCGTCAAACTGTTCATTTTCTGTGGTGTCGATGTCAATCGCGTCTAATACTTCGTCATTCTCCATTGCTGCCGTTTTCATATACTACCCCATCAACTCACCCAAATTGCGCGGTGGGTGGAACCGCATTCGTCTGGGGTCGCAATGCTTCCCCAATCTTTTCCGCTGACTCGATAGCAGACTTGCGCTGATCGATGTCAATATTCGATAGCGTTTCTGCTGTCTTAGCTCTCGTTTCTTGTGAGCGTGCCAGCGTGTATTCAGTGTCGGCTTGCGCCTTAATGGTCAAAGCTTCAGCCTTGCCTGCCTCTGCCATCAGATAAGCTGATTGCGGATCAGGCTGCTGGTTCTGCATTGCCATCATCATTTCTTGCTGTTCTTCTTCAGTTGGCTTCAATACGCCCAACTGGACAAGCTGCTTACGGAAGTATTCACGAACATCGTCGATGCCTTCGCCGTCCATGTTCATGATAGCCATAGCCTGCAAGACTTGCTGTGTTTGCGGGTCAGTTGTTACCTGCATCATGCCTGTAAGCGCACGAACAGTCGCATCGCGGCGGCTGCTGAAAGATGGGCCTACGTCTACAGCAACGTCAAAGGTCGCATTGCTTAGGTCGTTCTCGTAAACAAGTTCGCCTGACTCTGCGTCGATAACTGGCTTCATCAGTTCAACAGAGGAGATTTCCTCCATAGAGCCGATTGTCTTCATCTTACGCTTTTCTTCAACGTAGATGTCCTTAGCCATTGACAACCATATCTCACCACAACGACGCACAGCCTTAGCCATGTTGGTCATGTAGATGAAAGATTGCATATCAAGGCGCGTCTGAATTAGCTCAACAGCTTTGCCGCTGATGTTGCTAACCATCTTGTCGCCTTGCTGATTGCTGCCAAGGATTTCAGCCATGTCCTGCTCAGTCAACTGCAATAGAGCAGCCATCGCTGGCGGAATCTGTGGCGACTTGGTGTAGGCGACAGGCCCAGCAGCTTGAGTCTCACCATTAGGGCCAGTGATAGGATTGACCAG